TTGGGGCTTTAGAGAAATCTACATCGAAACAAACAACGGTGGTAAGATTGTTAAGCCAGCTATCGAAGATCTAATTCGTAGGCAAGGGAGTACACTAGTAGTTCATGGTGTGCCCCATACATCTCATCAGGGTAAGAAAGAAGAACGTATAGCACAAGCACTAGAGCCTCTGTACAGGCAGAGAAACATTTATCACTGCAAGACTCGATTAATTAAATTACTTGAGGAAGAATTAATATTACCTAGACCCCCTCACGATGATATGAAAGACTGTCTTGCAATGGCTGTTGAACACAGCAAGAAACCTCTAGGTAAAGGATTGAGATCAGTAGTATCTAAGAAGATAGAACCTGCTACTCGATTCGGAGGACGGAGAGGAAATCAAAGGAGAACAAATGCGTAAGGGAAGTATTTCATTCTATGATTGGGGTAAGCCCGATTCGATTGCTACTCACATATCCTCTAAGTACCACGAATGGCAGGGATATAAAGAAGGGGCGATGACACGCTGGGAAGAGATCGAAGCATATATCTATGCAACAGATACTCTGTCACTCCCAGGAGGTGCAGTGTTTGATCACACTACTCACGTTCCTATCATCCATGAGATCCGTGATGACTTGATTAGTATTATGTATAGTACTATTCTCCCTCACGAAGATTTCTTAGGATGGCAAGCATACGATAAAGATTCAGCAACTAAGGATAAGCGTAGTAAAGCAACAGCTTACTTAAAGAACCGCCACTCACTTAATGGATTCCGTAAGACTATGGATAAATTAATTAGTGATTCTATTGATTACGGTAACGCTTTCTGTCAGGTACAACACGTCGATAATCGAAAAGTACGTAGCGACGGTACAGTATCAGAAGGGTACGTTGGCCCTGTAATCAAGCGATTTAGTCCTTACGATGTAGTCTTTGATCCAACAGCTTGTTCATTTGAACAGTCACCTAAGATCTTACGTACACTAGTTACTATGGGTGAGTTCATCCAGATGGCTAAGGCTAATGATTGGGATCAAGAAACTGTTGACCACATAGTTGAGAAGCGGGGTACGTATGGCTCAGTGGCATTCTCAGACAATAAAAAGAATAAGCAATACTCACCTGAAGGGTTCGGTACGATAGAGCAGTACTACGCTTCTGGTATGGTAGAATTGCTATGGTTCTATGGGGATGTCTTTGATGAGTACGAGGGGGAGTTAAGACCCGACCGTTGTGCTATTGTAGCTGACCGTATGAATCTTTTAGATGAATATGATTGTCCAGATCCTAAGATCTATCACTTTGGGTGGAAAACTAAACCTGATAACCTATGGGCACAGGGCGCGCTAGATCAGTTACTAGGTATTAACTTCCAAGTCAACCATCGGGAGAATGCTCTTAGTACTTCTATTGATAGATTTATTTATCCTGATAAAGAGATTGTAGGTGACGCAGAGGAGATCTACGATCCAGAGACAGGATCAACTCGATGGCTAGTTCCTGAGGGTGGTGGTGTACGAGACATCGTACCAGACGCAACTGTACTATCTTATGACAACCAGATTGAGAAGTTAAAGATACAGGCGCGTATGGCCGTTGGCTTACCCCCTACTCTACAAGGGTTTCGTACCCCAGGTGAGAAGACAGCTTTCGAAGTACAGACATTGAATGATGGTGCATTCCGTGCTTTCATTCACAAAGCTGAACGGTTCGAACTATACTTACTTGAACCAGCAGTAAATGCTGAACTGGTTCTAGGACGAGAGAATCTTAACAGTCCATTACAAGTACAGGATGAAACTGAAGATGGGATTATGACCTTTATCCAGATCACTCAGTCAGATCTACGTAGTAATGGTAAGCTAGTACCGTACGGTGCACGAAGATTCGCTCACTACAATAAACAGATGCAAACAATTAACATGCTAGCTAATTCTAACTTGGGGCAGTTGATCGCTCCCCACATGAATACATTCAATCTAGCTGGAGTAGTAGAACACTTAGGATCACTAGGTGAGTTTAAACTCTTTGATAAGTTTGCACAGATTGAAGAACAGTTCGAACAACAGCAACTAGTTAACACAGCTCAACAAATGAATCAACAGGAGTTGAGCCAACCGACACCAGAGGAGATGATGCTTGAGAGCGAATCCTAATAAAGGTGTTAAGATTCCAGCGTTTCTGAGTAAGGCTCTTAACAGCTTAGAGACAAAAGAAGAGAGAGACGTATTCGTTGATGGATACAAACACTGGAAGAAATCTGAGTTCACTGAAGCTCTAATAGAGTTCCTCGGCAAGAAGCTCGATGATACAATACGTGACGAAGAGACGAGAAAAGATTTTATCTCGCTGTTCCAGAGTAAGTATAATCGAGCACACAACCTAGGATACAGAGAGTCACTCAGAGAAACAATCAAACAACTAAAGTGATATAATGACCGATAAACTATTTGATCAGGAGACCCCTGAGGAAACTCCAGAAGCTCAAGACCAAACAGAGCAGGAGGAACAAGCTCCTACTATCGACCCCGAACAAGTATTGTTCAAAGTAGGTGATCGTGAGTACAATGCCGAATCCGCTGCTAAAGATATTGCTCATAAGCAAGCATTCATTGATCAGATTATGAAAGAGAAACGTGATCTTGAAGAACGCTATGAGCGAGAGAATAAATCACAAACTAAACTGGATGAAGCATTGGAACTGTTGAAACAGAAGCAACAGATTCCAGAGAGCGATCCAAGTCAGGAGACCGAGACTGTGGATACAGAATCTTTAATGGAACAGTTGCGTAAGATGACTCAAGAAGAAACAGCTTCTACCATCGCACGTACGGAACAAGAGCGTAAGGCAAAAGAAAACTTAGCACAATCAGTTAACTTTGCCCGTGAAGCATACGGAGATGCTTATCAAGAGAAGCTGACAGAACGGCGTGAAGCGTTAGGTATGAGCCAAGAAGAAGCAGAGAACATGGCTACTTCAAATCCTCAAGCCTTCCGTGAATTGTTCGCTAAGAAAGCTGAACCAGCACCTGCACCGCAGGGTTCACGTAACTCAATGTCATACAAGGAAGCTAATAAAGGATTGAATCTTCCACGTATCACAGGACATTGGAGCCGTGAGAAGTCTGTTCATAGCTTACGAGAAGCTGAACAAGAACTGATGCGTCAGTACAAACAAGGAAAGTTAGAACTCTAACGTAACAAACAAAGGAACTATTTATGTCCGCAGTATTTCAAACTAGTAATATGACGAACGTGATTCGTCAAAAGATTTATACCAATGAACTTCAAGGTCGATTCTCAGATTGGCTCTTGGGTATGCCATTGTTCAACGATCGAACCTCAGAGTTCGGTGACGGTGACGAGGCACTCATTGATCAGGTTGGTCAACGTACCGTAAGTGATTACGTTGAGAACTCACCTATCGACTTCTCAAACATTGACTTGTCTCGTATCAAGTTATCTGTTACTGAGTACTTGCAGGATGGCTTCGCTATCACTGACAAGGCTAAACAGGATAGCTGGAAAGCAGACATGCTCTGGTCGAAGAACGTAGAGGAATCAGTACTAGCATTCGAACGTCAGATTGAAACTGATGTACTAGCTACCGTTAACCAACAGGTTACTGGTGATCAGAACATCATCAACGGTCAGCCTCACCGTGCTATCGCTACTGGTACAGATAATACATTAGCTCTTAAAGATATTGCTAAGATTAAATTAGCATTTGATAAGGCTCGTGTAGCTCCTGAGAACCGTGTGTTGTTCATTGACCCGTCTCAGGAATATGCATTGAACCAGTTGGTGACTATCACTCAGCCTACGTCTGGTGACATCTTCAACAAAGAGTTCATGGGTATCGTAGAAGAAGGCTTTGGTAACAAACTTAACTTCGTACGTAATATCTATGGTTTCAATATTATGATCTCTCATAACTTGCCAGTGGTTGCAAGCGAGACCATCGGTGTTACAACCGTTACCAACGCAGTAGTTAACATTGCTATGTCAATGGCTGGCTCTGATGCAATGCCATTCATGGGTGTTATCCGTCAGCAACCAACACCAGAGTTCGACCGTAACGTAATGTTGAAACGGGATGAATGGTCAGCAACAGCTCGTTGGGGCTTCGCTATCCAGCGTCCAGAATCATTGTACGGTCTATTGACTGAGACTGACATCACTAACTTATAAGGAATAAACAATGGCAGTAGAACGCAAAGAAGCAGCCAATAACAACGGTTATCCTACCACAGTATATGGTACGACTTCCGTTAATGATCTTCGATTCAAGGGTGCAGATGTATCTGACTCTGGTTCAGGTCAAGAGTATATCGCAGAGTATGTATTTGATGTGACGGAACTCCCGTCCCAATCAAAGACAGATCCCTCTGTGTACACATTCGATTCTGACTCAGTGCCAACTCGTGTTGACCTATTAGTAGTGGAGACACTTTCTGGTGGTACATCAGTTGATGTTGGTCTAGCAGCGCCAGATGGTACAGCAATCGACGCTAATGGCCTCGTAGCTGCATTCGCAGGTACAGCCGCAGGTACTTACGCTAAAGGCGCAGGTGCTTTGATTGACACCGTAATCGGTGCCGATGGTCAGCTAGATGTGACCACAGACCATACCGCTGGTAAGTTGTTAGTGCGTGTGTACTACACTCAGACACAGCAGTAATATGACAGGGGAGGCTCGTCCTCCCCTTTCTTTTAAGTGAGGTAACAATGCCAAGCAGAACACTCCTTGAAGTTGTGGATATGTACTTGATTAAGACTAATGGCTTTAGAGTACAGAGTATCTTTGATACGGAAGAATCAGAGGGAGCAGCCAAGATTGCAGAAGATGTATTCTATCAGATCGTCCAGAAAGTTCCTGACATCCAGTTCAAGGAAACTCTAATTAATCTTGAGCATAGTAACGTAACCTCTGAACC